TCAAACGGAACCAACTGGATTATTACGGCGGCTAACTAATGAACAGATCACGCATCTCTCGCGCTATTTGCAACACCGGAGTTATCGGTTCGCATTACCTCTACGCGGCAGCGATACTCGATCAGCTTTCAGCGCCGTCCGCAGCCGCCTACAGCTTGCGTAAACTACGCAATGCGTACACGGGCAACGCCATTCGGGTGCGCCGGTCGAGCGACAATGCCGAAGCGGACATTGGTTTTACGGCAAACGGTGATTTAGACACAACGGCGTTACTGGCGCACGTCGGATCGCAGAACCTTCTGCTGCGATCCCAGGAGTTTGAAAACGCGGCGTGGGAGGGGCTGGCAGGGTCAGCCGAAACCATTGCCGCAAACTCGGAAATAGCCCCCGATGGCACACTGACCGCAGAGAGATGCACAGTGCTGTCATCAACGTCTGGCAGATATCAAACCCTCACGCTCGCTGCGGCGGGGCAGATCACATGCTCGCTCTTTATCAAAGCCGGTTCAACTGGCACTTGGGCGCGTATCGGGTTTTTTGATACGGCAGTCGTCACCAACCAAGCCCGCTGCTGGGTGAATATGCTAACCGGCGCGATTGGCACTGTTTCGACAATAGGCTCTGGATGGAGTGGTGCAACGGCAAGTTCAACGCCTGTTGGCAATGGTTGGTATCGTATATCGCTCACCGCGACGTCAACGGTTACGGCAATATCTGTGATAAATACAGCCGCCGATGCGGATAATAGCACAAACAGAACTATCGGGCAAAACCGCATTATCTGGGGCGCGCAACTGAATACGGGTGCGACCGCACAGCCGTATTACGCAACAACGAACGTAGTCCGCACAACAGGCGACGGCTTTGATGCCACTAGTTCTGACCAGTCGGGCAATGGGCGCAATGCCACGCAAACGACGCCAGCTAATCAGCCGCGCATTGTCAGCAATGGGGTGATTGAGACGCAAAACGGACGGCCCGCGCTGCGTTTTGATGGCGTAAATGATTATTTAGCTGCCGCTTCTCCGCTTATTGGCACAACGCACAGTTTGTTTATTGTGTTCACACCGACGATTGAAAATGAATTTGGGACTGTTTTTGGGCAGTGGTCTTCTAACGCAACTGGCCGTTTTTACGTTATTGCAAACCAAGAATCGGCTGGGCCTATTTCGGTTGGGCGCTTAAACGTAGCCAACACTACAGCGACGGGAGGCAACGGAACCAACGGTTTAGCCGCAGATGTTGCTATTTCAAATACACCCACTTTAATCACATCTATATCAACCATTGGAAGCGAGCAGTGGAAACTGTTTAAGAATGGTGTGGAATGGGATAGCGCAACAATTACGAGCGTCTATACGGGGGTCAATAGCGCGATAGGTTCGTTGAATGGAGCTGGATCATTGCTCCCATTTGACGGCACTGTATCAGAATTGATTTCGTTCCCATCCGTCCTTTCCACCGCCGACCGACAGTTACTAGAGCGCAACATTGGAGCTTATTACGGCATCACCGTTGCATAAGGAAAATCATGAGAGTACTCCAATTTCTTTGCCCGCTGAACCCGCCTGCTGAACAGCTCAAGCAGCTGATGGTGGACCAGATCAACACATGGTCACGCCTGCGATGGCTTGCCAATGATCCCGAATACACGACACAACCCTTCGACCTGAGCGTGTGGCGCGAACACACCACCACCGAGGGGCTGTGGTGGCTCGACTACGATTCGGTATACGCGCAAATCGGCGACGATGGCCGCAAGATCGCTACCCAATTACTGGAGCCCGGGCCTATGACGGGGATTGTGCTTTTGGCCCCGCTGGTGGCAACCATGCCCGACCTCAAGCTGCAAATGATGGAGGTGGCTGACCCGGTAGCGGCTGGGTATTTGCCAGAACCTGAAGTGCTGGGGGCGTGATGCGTGCATGCATGGCCAACACCACCCGCCCGGCGCTGGCCGCCACCAGCCGCGCCCCCAGCCCCAACACCACGCGGCCCCGCCGCTGAAACCCAGAGACACACACCATGCCCGTCCGCATCATCGCCCCCGCCGCCGGCGCGGTGCAGCCCGTCACCCTGGCCGAAGCCCGCGCCCAAACCCGTGCGGACTGCAACGACGAAGACGCCCTGATCACCAGCTTGGCCAGCGTGGCCACGCAAGCCGCGTCTGACCGCCTGCAGCGCGCCCTGGTGCCCACCCGGTACCGCCTCACGCTCGACAGCTTCCCCGATGCCATCGAGCTGCTGATGCCGCCGATCATCAGCGTGGAGTCGGTCAAGTACATCGACATCAGCGGCGACCAGCAAACGCTGGACCCGCAAGACTACTTTTTGGACAGCGTGAGCGAGCCCGGCTACTTGGTGCCCGCCGCCGGCCGCACCTGGCCCGCCACGCAAGACCGCATCAACGCGGTGGAGGTGGAATACACCGCCGGCTACCCCGCCAGCGCCATCCCCCTGCCCATCAAGCAATGGATCTTGCTGGCCATTGGCGACATGTACGCCAACCGCGAACGCAGCTCAGAAAAACCCGCTGTGCCGCAAGACTTCGCGGAAGGCCTGCTCGACACCTACAAAATTTGGAGCGTGTAAATGCGTGCCAGCTCGCTCACCAGCCGCATCACCATCACCGGCCCCACCACCACCAAAGACGCACTTGGCCAACCCACCGCCACTTGGGCCACCATCATGACCGTGTGGGGCGACGCCCGGTTCAAAACCGGCCTGCAGGGCGTGAACGCCGATCGCATCGACAGCCGTGGCCGCGTGTCCATCCGCATCCGCCAAACCAGCTGCAGCCGCACCATCAAGCCCGGCATGCGCGTGACCATCGCGCCCGATGACACGGTGTACGAAATCAAAGACACCCCGCGCCAAGGGCGTGACGCGATTGATTTGGTGTGTGAGGCCCTATGACCCTCAAAGTCCACTTCGACACCCGCGCCCTGGCCGAACAAGTGCAAGCCCTGCGCGAAGACGTGCAAGCCGCCACCCGGCCAGCCGCGCAGGCGGGTGCGCAGCTGCTTTATGAGGCTGTGAAAGCCAACGTGGCCGCGCTGGGCCGCAAGACGGGCAACCTGCAGCGGGCCATTTACCAGGCCTACAGCAAAGATCAATCGCAAAACGGGCAGCAGGCCTACCACGTCAGTTGGGACTACAAAAAAGCCCCGCATGGCCGATTGGTGGAGTACGGCTACATGCAGCGCTATCGGGTGGTGCTAGACCGGCGAACGGGCAAGTGGATCACCATCAAAACGCAGCGCTTGGCCACACCGGTGCAAGTGCCGCCCAAAGCATTTTTGCGCCGCGCCGCTGCCCAAATGCCCGCCGCCCTGCAAGCCGCCGAAACCGAATTCATGCGCCGCCTCAAGGTCTTCAAATGAGCACCCTCACCCTCGAAACCCTGCTGGCCGACGCACTCAAAACCCTGTGCGAGCGCACCTACCCCGACGTGGCCCCCGATGGCACGCTCACCCCCTATGTGGTGTGGCACGAGCTGGGTGGCCAGTCGGTGCAATACGTCGATGGGGCCTTGGCCAACCGCCGTAACGCACTGGTGCAAGTCAACGTGTGGCACGAATCCCGCGCTGTGGCCAACCAACTGAGCCTCGACATCGAAGCCGCCCTGGTGGCCCACGCCACCCTGCGAGCTGAGGCGCAAGGCGGCCTGCAGTCAGCGTATGACGAAGACGCGCATTTGCGCGGATCGATGCAAGATTTTTCAGTGTGGGCCGACCGATAGGCCTGAACAAACCACCCGAGCCGCAAGGCTCACCCCATGAGCCCCGATGAGCAATCACCGGGGCTTTTTTCTTGCCGGCGCTGTGCCGGTTTTTTTCTTTGAAAGGAGCCATCACATGGCACGCACCCCCAACGGCACCATCGCATCCATTGCGACTGCCTTCGCAGCTGGCTTGGCATTTTCTGCCGCCAGCAACGCCACCGAAACCGTCCTCACGGTCACGGCGGGCACCCTGGTCGCTGGCGACCTGGTCGAGGTCACCAGCACCTGGTCCAAGATCAGCAACCGCATCTGGCGCGTTAAAGTGGCCACCGCCACCGCCATCACGCTCGAAGACTGCGACACCAGCAACACCACGCTGTACCCAGCGGGCGGCGGCACCGGCACGCTGCGCAAGGTCACCACCTGGATGCCCATGAGCCAAAAGCTCACCGTCGCATCCAGTGGCGGCGACCCCAAGACCGTCAACTTCACCTACGTCGAGACCGGCGACGAACAGACCGTGTTTGATGGCTTTGGTGCCACGCAATACACCATCGACTTGGACGCTGACACTGTGGGCTCGCCGCTGTACAAGCAGCTCAAAACCCTGACCGACACCAACGCCATTAGCGCCCTGCGCCTGACCGCGCCCAACGGCTCGGTGGTGCTGTTGTCGTGCGCCATGGCCCTGAACGAAAACCCGTCCATGTCCAGCGGCGCCGTCATGGCCAACAGGCTCACGTTCTTCGGTCGCGGCCGCACTGTGCGCTACGCCACCACACCAGCCTGATCAGGCCCCTCATCGGCTGCCACCCGAGCACCGACCCAGCCCGGTTCACTTCCTTTTTGCGGGGGAGTGGCCGGGCAGGGCACGGGCTTATTGCCCACGGGCAATTTTT